GTCGGTGGCGGAGTCCGGGAGGGCGCCTTCGAGGATGCAGCGCTCCTTGATGGTTCCGCGCAGGTGCACCCCCTTCTTCACCTTCCACTCCGTCTCGGTGTAGCGGCCGGGGTAGATGACCACTTCGAGGGTCTTGCCCTCGCCGGGGGTGAAGGCGTCGTTGGCGAGCTTTGGGGAGAGGTAGTCTCCGGTGCCGTCGGGCTTGACCGTGACGATGGTGTGGACAGGCACGACGACGGTGCCGCCGAGGCCCATGCGGGCCTTCCAGCGGTCCAGCACCCACTGCGGGAACTGCCCGTCCTTGCCCAGCGTCAGCTCCGAGAGCCTGCCGTTGCGGTCCCGGTAGGCGACGATCAGGTCCGAGAGCTTGGCGTCGTTGGTGAGCTTGTTGTCGCCGATCCACAGCCCCTTGTAGAGGCGCAGGTAGTTCGACTTGGTGATCGAGGCGACCTTCTGCATGAACTGGTTGCGCCACACGTGGGAGTCGGTGTTCGCGGTGTCGTTGAAGGACTTCGGGATGCCGGGGTCCGTGGTCTTGACCAGCGAAAGTCCGGCGATCTTTGTGTTGACGGCGCTGGTGGCGGCGGCGGCGATGGTGGAGTCCGCGGCGATGGCGCTGGCGACGGCCGGGGGGACGTCGGTGTTGAGCTTCGCCGTGACCTGTGCCGGGACGCCGTCGAGGGTTTCCTGCAGGCCGGTGACCGAGTCCTCGACGATCCCGTCGACGGCCACGCGGGTCGCCGAGGTCGGTTCGGCGAGGGACGCGGCGACGGTTTCGTCGGCGTTGAAGGACTCCACCTCCGCGGCCAGCCCGTTGACGGCAGCGACAGTGTCGACGCCGAGCTTCTCGTAGCGCAGGAGGTCGTCGGCGCTGATGACTCGCGCGTCCGGTGGGATGTTGTTGGGGTCGGTAATGTTGACCCATCCGAGGAAAGCGTCGAAACTCAGTGGTCCTGGCATGTCTTACTCATCCTCGTCTGTGAATACTTGCTGGTATGCGGGGGATAGGGTGACCTTGATTTCTTCGCCGTTCTCCGCTGTCTCCTCAACCGTCATATTATCCAGCTTTTGCATCTGGCTTACGGTACGGCCGGGCAGACTCGCCGATAGCGGGATCCAAACACCGGGTACAAGGTCGCTAATCGTCAACACACCGTTCGGATTCAGACGGGTGTTGTCGGGAATCCTCACTACCAGCGGTGGCTTGGAGCCTTGCAGGTGGGTGCGCTTCGCCTGATCCTCCAGCTCCGCCGTGGTCGGCGGGTCCTCCGGGTTGGAGCCCTGCGCGTCCTCGTCGTATGCCTGATGCAGGACCTCCCACAGCCCGTAGTAGTCGTCGGCGCCGCCGTGGTCGCCCCAGTGGCCCTTGCCGTCGGTGTGCGCCACGTAGGTGGCCAGCTCCATCCCGTACTGGGTGATCACCGGGTCCCCGATGAAGTCATCCGCGGTGACCATGGCCGTCTGCCCGATGCGCTGGTGCACGTCGAAGAACAGGATCGACCGGCCCACGGTGGTGTAGTCGATCCCGCCGCGCGCGGCGTAGTTGTCGATGTGCTCGAACACCGTCATCTCATACGGCAGCGTCCGCGCCGTGGTCTTGGCGTCCTCCGCCTCCCCGGCGGTGGCATAGATGTACTGGATGTGGGAGAGCACGTTGATCGGCGGGTCCAGCGCCTCCTTGCGGGCCAGCTCGGCCGTGAGGATGCGCTTGATCCGGTCCAGCACCGTCGAGGTGCGCGGGTAGCGGTTGTCGTACTCGCCCTTCATGATCAGCCGGACGATGTAGACCATCACGTCGCGGGCCTCCAGCTCCACCGAGTTGCCGTGGTAGCTGATCCGCATGATCGGGCCCTCCCACACGCGCTCCTTGCCGCGGAAGATCACCAGCTCCGTGCGCCCGGCCTCCGCCAGCCCCAGCGCCTTCTGGCACTCGATCCCCGGAGAGCCGATGTAGACGGTGGCGGTGGAGGGGTCATCCCTGCGGCGCTCCCACTTCACCCGCGTCATGTCATCCAGAGATGCCAGGCGCCGGCGCCCGCCCCGGTCGTAGATGTAGGCGGTGTGCTTCTCACACGAGAGTGCCATCAGTCCCTCACAGCGGTTTCGAGCATGACGACGGCGCCGGGCTGGCCGGGCATGATGTCAGCGGTCATCGTGTACGCCTTCTGGCAGCCCAGCGTCGGCCACAGGAAGGGGTTGCCGTCGGAGCCGAACAGCAGGTTCCCGGCCGGGACCACCCGCCCGTTCCACTGCGTCACGGTCGCCTCCCGGGTCACCGAGTTCAGCGTCAGCACGGCGGTGGCGGGGATGTAGGAGACGAGGAACTCCCCGTCGTAGTCACAGCCGGACTTGCCCTGCTCGTAGAAGCGGATGCGGACGAACTGGACCGCGTTCTCGGTCGCGATCCGCACGATCGGAGCGACCCGGCCCCAGCGCTGGGTCTGGGTGGCGGGCAGTGCGAGGGTCTTGCGCCGCCATGAGCCGATGTCCAGGATGTTCGGCGGCAGGATCACAGGCGGCCGGGGCGGGCGGGAGATGGCGGTGAAGTAGGGGTCCTCGATGAAGTCGTCGTAGGCATCCACCATCGCCGCGGCGCCGCAGTTCTCCCCGGCCGGGTCCACGTAGGAGGAGCCGGTGTCCATGGCGAGGGTGCCGACGTCGGTGGGGGAGGTGAACGCCCACGGGATTCCGGCGGTCAAGGTGAACTCCACCTGCCACATGACGAACCCGCGGACGGGGAACTTCTTGGTCACCAGCACCCCCTCGGACATCTCGACCCGGTGGAAGGTGCGGGTGAGGTTGTACGCGGCGACGGCGTCTTTGGGCAGCGCGGCGAACAGCTTCGCCTCCTGCCCGGTGCAGCCCAGGTCCGAGTCGGAGCAGCCGTCGTTGGAGAGCACGTCCTTCATCCACGCGAGCCCCTCGTCCATGGCCTCCTCGTCGGCCGCGAACGCGGTCCCCACAAAGCGCATCTCCTTGGACCCGTACCGGGGGGAGGTAATGATCGCCCCGGACCCGGAGAGCTCCGTGACGTCCACGGAGCGGGTGGAGTCCTCCGCGCCCTGCACCTTGCCCGGGAACACCCCGTAGAACCGGGCGCCGGCCGGGCGGGAGCCCTTGTACCAGGGCGCCCCGTCGGTCTGCGGGGTGGTGTAGGCCGAGTGCGCCAGCGACGGCGCCAGGGTCGCGTCGTCGCAGAGCACATCGACCCGGCCGGACAGGAACCGCCGCAGGTAAGCGGCGGCCCGTGCCCGGTTGAGCACCTCCCGCCCGCCGAGGGCAAGGTATCCGTCGTACATTCGTTCCCCCTACAGGTTCGAGAAGTTGGCGAACCCGTCGATGACCTTGGAGGCCACGATTTCCGGATCCTTGGTGGGCGTGGTGACCGGGATCGCCCCGGCCTCGACGATGATGGTGGTGCCGGGGGTCGGAGCTTCGACCCCCGTGGAGCTGGAGCCGTTGCCCGCGGTGAGGTTCACGCTGGTGCCGAGGGTGCCGGACGGCATGACGGCGGACAGCGCGTCGGCGACGTCGGACTTGCGGGACTTCAGCCCGTCCGCGAGCCCCAGCGCCGCGTCCGCACCGGCGAGGTACATCTTGGACTTGGCGAAGCTCTCGGTGACCGAGCCCTCCATCGTGTCGGTGATGGTGTCCAGCACGCGCTTCAGCATCCCGAGCTTGGACTCGAGTCCCTTGCCGAGGCCCTCCATGATCGCGTTACCGGCCGGGACCAGCAGCTGCCGGTCGTAAGGCAGCGGGCCCTTGTTGTTCTTGATCCAGTCGGCGATGCCGCCCACGAACGAGGTCACCGCGCCCCATGCGTTCTTCAGGCCCTGCAGGAACCCGTCGATAATCGCCTTACCGGCGCCCAGCAGCAGCCCGCCGAGGTTTCCGAGGGCGCCGCTGATCTTGCCGGGCAGCCCCTGCACCCAGCCCATGACGTTCCCGACGCCGCCGGAGACGGCGGACACCATGTTGTCCCAGGCGGAGCGGACGAAGCCGACCGCGCCCTGCCACACGGACTGGATGAACCGGCCCACGTTGCCCAGGATGTTGGTGATCGCGCCGTTGAGGTTCCCCAGCGCCCCCTGCACGATCCGCACCGCGTCGTCCCAGGCGGACTTGAAGAACTGCGCGATAGAGGTCAGCGCGGACTTCACGCCGCCGAGGAGCTTGCCGACGAACAGCAGCTGCACGAAGTTCCATGCCGCCTGCAGCGCCCCGCCGACGACCTGCACGATGCCGTCCCAAATCTGGCCGAACATGGTGCCCAGCGCGGACAGCGCCCCGCCGATGTCGCCTTGGAACAGCTTGGTGAAGAACGCGCCGAAGCCGGTGATGATCGCCGTGACGATGGTAACGACGCCCTGGAACACCCCGGCGAGGCCCTGGATCACGCCGACGACGTTGTTGATCACGCCGATCAGCAGGAATCCCAGGATCGGGACGAGGATCGAGAGGATGAACTGGACGACCTGTCCGAGTACTTCGATCACGGGGGCGACGGCGGCGCTGATCTGCTGCAGCGCGGGCACCAGCACCGGGGCGATCATGTCCACCAGCTGCTGGACCGCGCCGACGACGGTGGCGAAGATCGGCATGAGCGCCTCGATGATGGGGGTCAGCGCGGCGAACGCGGGACCGATCAGCGGCAGCACCGACATGATCAGGTTCTCCAGCGGCGGCAGGATCAGGTCCATGAACTGCTGGAACAGCGGGGTGATCTGGTTGATCAGGTCAAGGATGACCGGGCCGGCGGCGAAGGTGATGCGGCCGAACGCGGCGGTGACCTGATCGAGCACGGGCGCCAGGCCGGTGACGAACGCGGCGATCAGCGGGCCGAGCTGCGCGGCGACCTGCCCCAGCAGGGTGCCGACCTGCCCGAGGGAGTCCCCCATGGGGCCGATTGCCGGGGCGAGAGCGGCGAT